AGATGGTGAAGGTATCAGTTATCATTGCTTTAACTGTGGCTATAAAACAGGATGGAAGCCTGGTAGACATATCAGTTATAAGTTTCGTAAACTACTTGACTGGCTAGGCGTTGACGAGAACGAGCGTCAGAGACTAGTAGTTGAAGCACTACGCATCAAAGAAACTGTGGTCATTGAAGAAGAAGATGAACCAGAGTTTACAATAGAGTTCACACGCCGCAGTCTACCTGACAATCTAGTTCCGTTGACTGATGCGCCGCAGGAACTTCAGGACTATGCACACGCTCGATGCATGCCCATAGATGAACTAATGTGGAGCAACAGTCGTGCAGCTCGTATGTACAAGCGTATAATTATTCCGTGCACTTGGCAGGGTAATGTCATAGGGTCAACAGCACGAGCGATTGATACAGAGACCAAACCCAAGTACTTTAACAACTACGAGAACAATTACGTTTATGGAATTGATCGTCAGGTAGACTTAGGCAAGTTTAGCATAGTGTGCGAAGGTATCATTGATGCAATGACTATAGGTGGTATTGCTACACTTACAAATCGCTGTAACGAAACGCAGGCTCAGATCATGGATACTGTAGGCAGAGAAATTATTCTAGTACCTGACAGGGACAGTGCAGGACAAGCACTAATCGATGACGCACTTGAATATGGTTGGAGTGTAAGTTTTCCTGAATGGGAATCAGATGTAAAAGATATCAATGCAGCAGTTATACGTTACGGTAAACTGTACACATTAAAGAGTATTATAGACGCTAAACAAACAAGTAGGTTGAAGATAAACTTGATGAGGAAGAAACTTGGCTAGAGAATATACACCAGATTTACAAAAACTGTTTTTAGAAATGATGATGCAGGATGCACAAAACTACGTCAGAGTGCAGAACATCTTTAACGCAGAGAACTTTGATCGCAGTTTGCGTGACGCAGCAGAGTTTATCAAGGAGCATGCTACAAAGCATAGTACTATGCCTACGTATGAACAGTTGAACGCTGCTACACACTTAGATGCAAAACCTATCCCAGAAATGGCAGAAGGACATAACGATTGGTTCCTTGAGGAGTTTGAGTCGTTTACCAAGCGACAGGAACTGGAACGTGCAATTCTAAAAGCAGCAGACTTACTAGAAAAAGGCACTTATGATCCTGTAGAGAAACTAATCAAAGACGCAGTGCAGATTAGCCTAACCAAAGACATGGGTACAGACTACTTTGAGAATCCTAGGGAGCGACTTATGGCACTCAAGGACAACAACGGACAGGTAAGCACAGGTTGGCCTGCACTGGATCGTAAACTGTTTGGTGGCATGAACAAGGGCGAGCTAAACATCTTTGCAGGTGGCAGTGGTAGTGGTAAGAGTTTGTTTATGCAGAACTTGGCTGTTAACTGGGTAACAGCAGGTCTCAACGGTGTATACCTAACACTAGAACTTAGTGAAGGGTTGAGTGCTATGCGTATTGACAGTATGCTCACAAACGTCAGTACCAAAGAAGTATTCAAAGACTTGGACACTGTTGAGATGAAAGTTAAAATGGTGGGCAAGAAAGCAGGCAAACTACAGATCAAGTATATGCCAGCACAGAGCACAGTTAATGATGTTAGAGCATACCTAAAGGAACTTGAGATTACAAAGAATATGCACATTGACTTCCTGCTTATTGACTACTTGGACTTGTTGATGCCAGTTAGTGCAAAGGTCAGTCCCAATGACTTGTTTGTTAAAGACAAGTATGTAAGTGAAGAACTACGCAACTTAGCTAGAGAAATCAACACAATCTTTGTTACAGCATCGCAGTTGAACCGTAGTGCAGTTGAAGAGATTGAGTTTGATCATAGCCATATTAGTGGCGGTATAAGTAAGATTAACACAGCAGACAATGTGTTTGGTATCTTTACAAGTCGTGCAATGCGTGAGCGTGGCAGATATCAAATACAGCTAATGAAAACACGTAGTTCAAGTGGGGTTGGACAAAAGGTGGACCTGGAGTTTGATATTGAAAGCCTGCGTATTAGAGACTTGGGCGAGGATGAAGACTATCAGAACTTTAAGAAGCAGAGCAGTAGTATCTACGAACAACTCAAAACAGGAGACAAAACTCCTGAAGTTGAAGGTGATGATGAAGTAGGTAAGATTACAGCAAACGTGCAGAGTAGCAAGCTCAAAGACATGTTAGCAAGTTTGAAGCAGAATGACTAATTTATATTACGATGGGGATAGTCATAGCTGTTTTTTACCACCTAATCAAAAAATAACAACTGGTCATATATTAGCCAAACGATATAGTTTGGATTTAGAACACTATGGATTTCCTGGTAAAAGCCCTGCAGAAATTATAAGATCAGCCGTTAGATACAGTCTATGTGAACAAGATAGCTTTATGATTATTGGCATGGGAGTCGTTCAAAGACTGGAATACTTTACAGACGAAGTACCCAACTTCTATAATCCAGACAATATATACAAAAGATGGTTAGAAGAGGATAGTATTAGAAGTTTTCAAATCTATGATGCTACTAGAGAAACACAACAATTATTTCACTGGCAGTATATGGAAGCAAATGTTCTGTTTAATCTACTTCAACTACACGATTATCTTAGCTACAATAATAAAAATTTTATAATACATAATTTAGGTTTTAACTTTAACATTGACAGTGATTTTGTATTTTCTAATAAAATATACGATCAAATACAATCTAGACCTAGATTTATAAACATGTTTGAAAATAGTTTGCACCAAATAATGCAAGATAATAATCTAACACCTTGGGATCATGATCAACATGGATGGCATGGTCATCCTGATGAAAAAGGACACGCCTTTTATGCAGATTATTTGGCAGATTATGTGGACAAGTACTTGTCTAGTCTATAGCCCTTTGCTTCCCAACAGTCAATATAGCGTGTGCCATTGGTCATACGTATCTTACCACTACCCACAATAACATCGTGATCTCTGTAGCCAAATGGCTTTTTGATAGTTACGTCTACGTAATCGCTGTTGCCTACGCCTAGCGTAACGAACGTAACATACTTTCCTTCTGCACCTTTGAATACACGACCGTTTGCTACAAGCCCTGCAAAGTTTACACGGTCCAAGTAAGTTTCCTGCACAAACATATTGGGCATAAACTCCGGTTGTGTCCAATAGCCATTGCGTTTGTATTGCGTAACAGGCGACTCACATATACCATTCTCAAATCCAAGATCACGTAGATCCCAGCCTGCTGTTTTTGCTTCCTGCTTGTGTACCCAACGCTTGTATGATCCTTGACAGTGCTTGAGTGCAGCCTGCCAAAACTTCATAGGGTTGTGTGACTTTTGATATGCAAGTGCCCAAATAAGTCTGCCCAAGTTTACAGCATGAGCACGGCACAATCCAAAGTTACCCAGTCCATATAGTTCTTGTATAATAGATTCTTTGTCCTCATGTTCACCCATGCGACTCATAAACTCCATTACACGTTCTTCATCCTTTTTAGCAAATGCACGTCTGTACATGTCTGCTTCATACAAGTCGCAGCCTATGAGTCGAGCAATCTTACGTATAGCATCATCCTCATATACAATAGTGTCCTCTAGTCTTTGTTCTGTCCAGTCCTGGAAGAAACTTGCTTTCTGTCTGCCTGTGGTTGCAACAGGACGTATTAGTGCTGTAGCAAACACACAGTCTGCTTTTGATTGTGGTTGTATTGCACGGAACAGTCTACGCATTGCAGGAGACTCTGCTTGTGTTACACCGATAACATCGCCTCTGCATAACAACTGACTTGTCTCAAAGTCCTCTTCTGGATATGCCTCTAGTGGTGTATCAGGATCTATTTCAATAAGTTGGCTTAGTCCTCTGTTAGCAAGTATGTCGATCTTAAGATGTTCTAAGTCTTCCACTTCACGTTTGTCTAACAGTATTTGATTGTCTTTGTTGAATAAACTCTTGGGTAGTTTTCTGTCAAATACAAGAACACCACCACAGTGTTTGCTGATGCTGCGTTTTTTGCCTATTAGTTTTTGTTCTATTCTCATGGCCTCTTCCTTGTCTATGTCTAAATCTTCATAACGAAAATTACGAGGAAGTCTACCAGTCGCACCTAGACGGCGTGCCGCTTCTCTACGTGCACTGCGCTCCTTGTATAGCACATAGTTACTGATTCTTGCTGAACGTTCTGGCCAATTTGCAAAGATACGTTGCATAACAGTGTCCTGTTGCCAATGTGGAAAGTCTATGTCTACGTCTGGTAGATCATCCCTCAAAGGATTTAGGAAACGGGCAACAGGTATCTGCCACCTTATGGGATCAACGTCCGTTATTCCTAGGAGATAACAGACAAGACTAGACCCTGCTGAACCCCGAGTCATATGTGGAATGTCCTCGGTCAGAGCTAGTACGTCGCAAATTGTTAGGAAATAATCAGTAAAGCGAAGTTTGAGTATAATCTCAAGTTCTTCGACGAGTCTGTCTTGGTACTCAGGAGCCTCTGGTATTTGCCTTGTGAACCTGCCAAGTAGCCTATCTATTTGAGCCTTCGCATCTTTTGGTAATTTCATGTTGCCTCTGTTAGCCTAAATGCCTAAAAGTTTTCGTTTTTGTGCCTAAGTCATTAGTAATGACATTTTATTTAGTTTTTAGCAACTTGATATTAAGTTTTTTTGATTGTATAATACGATAAATATAACTAAAGCTCTGGAACGACTATGAAAAAGAATACTAGAAGCCTACTAGAAGAATTAAATCGTGTTTCTTATTCACACGACCGTAAGCATGTACTAGAACGTACAGGTGAAAGCATTATCCAAAGTGCTATTAATCTATTTGAAGAATTACATCGTCACTATGATAGTGAGACTGCTGGTGATCTTGAGCGTAGGTTAGTTAATAGTATCCGTCATCAGGATGTTAATCGTTTCAGAAGAGGTATCAAAAGAGCTCAAGATAATGAAAATTAAAGATTTTATTGTCGAGGAAACTCCTAAACTACGTGCAGATGATCTTGCACTAACAGATATCAGTCCAGATCTTAGACCAATTGTTAGAAAAGCATTGGTTAGATTTCCAATGGAAAAAGACAGACTAAATGCTGTTATTAGAATGATGCAGCAAGATACTGCTCGTCAACAGACAAATGTTAATAACATTAATAGGTTGGATAGAGAAAACGACGAACAGGATATTGAACTAGATAGCGATGACATACGTTTAAATGACTTAGAAAAGAGAGTGGACAGTCTAGAAAAAGTCCAGCCACAAGAAAGTATTAGTGAAGCAAAAGAAGGTAAAAACCTACACCTTACACACTTAGAGGATCTAGTGCTAGATCAAGGTTATGACGGTGTAGTAAGTGCACTACAGTATGTAAACGGTGTGCGTGATATGCTAGCACAAGGTGGCGGCAAGCAAAAGGTCACTGTAAAGTGGGATGGTGCTCCAGCAGTGTTTGCTGGTATAGATCCAAGCGATGGCAAGTTTTTTGTAGGCACTAAGAGCGTGTTTGCTAAGAACAGTAAAATGGTTAAAGACAAAAAGAGTCTTGATGAATACTACGCAGGCACAGGACTACATGACATCTTAAGACATGCATTTGCAAATCTTAAAAAACTAGGAATCAAAAATGTATTACAAGGGGACTTGTTATTCTCTCCTGAGCGTCCACCGGAAACTGTAGAAATTGATGGCGAGAACTATGTGAGCTTCCGTCCTAATACTATTACATATGCAGTAGCAGCAGACAGCGATCTAGCAAAACGTATTAGTCGTGCCAAGATGGGCATAGTATTCCATACAACGTATGAAGGTGCAAGCATTCCAGAGATGCAGGCTAGTTTTGGCGCTGATATTAGCAGTCTAAACAATGTTGCTGATGTATGGGTTGAGGATGCTTACTATACAGATGTAACAGGCAGTGCTACACTAACGGACCAAGAGAACGCCGATCTTGCACGAGACCTTACAGCAATAAGCAAAAGGCTGAGTGGAATAGACAGAGCAGACTTTGATAAGTTTAGAACAGATCAGGACCTAGGCCCCATGTTTAACATCTTTATGAATCAACGTGTTCGTGGTGGTCAAACTGTAGGTGATCCTAAATCATTTGTTAAAGACTTCTTAGTGTTTTATAAGGAACGTATCGATGCAGAAGTCGCTAAACTAAAAGGCGGTCCAGGCAGTACTGCATACGATAATCGTATGAATAAACTAAAACAAACCAATCAGTTTATTAAAGACAACTTGAATACGCTATATGCAATGTTTGACATTTACAGCAAGTTAATTGATGTAAAGATGAAAACCATTGCAAAACTAAATACAATACAAGGAATTGGAACATTCCTTAAAACACCTGATGGATATCAAGTTACAAATCCAGAAGGATATGTTGCTATTGGGCATGAAGGAGGTGCAGTCAAGTTTAACGAAAGACTAGAGTTTAATCGTGCGAACTTTATGCTACCCAAGGAGTGGTAAAATGAAGATTAATGAAATTGTAATTGAAAACCGAGAAAGAACAGACGAGCTAGCACCATTGGCGCTTCCAGTAATTGGCGCTGTCGGCGGTTTCGGCCTGACCGCTTTAGAATTAGCTCAACAGTATGGCGAATACAAAGACATGGTGCGTAAAGCTAAAGCTATGC